CAGCTAGGAGATACGAAGCTGTACCTAGACCCTAAATGGGAAGAGTTCAAAAACAGGAAGATGGAAGGTGAGGTAGTAGCTGTTCCAGAAAAGTACAAGACCCGAGTGAAGATTGGGGATACATTATTCTTCCACCACCACGTAGTAATCTCAGGAAACGGTAACGGTCAGACGGTTCAGGACGACATCTACTTTGTACGGTTCGACGCAAACAACGGACACGCCTCTCAAGCCTACGCTTTTAAGTGTCAGGATACGGGGGATATAGAGCTTATATCGGATTGGATATTCTTAAAACCTGAGGAGCAGGAGCTAGAAGAGACTACAGATTCTGGCATTGTGGTGTCTATCAAGGAGCCAAAATACAACCAATACGGATACGTGCTGTACGACTCACCGAGGGTTCAAGAGCTAGGACTCAAGAAGGGAGACAAGGTGATGATTAAAAAAAATTCTGACTACGAGATGGAGATAGACGGTCAGAAGGTGTACCGTGTGCATATGGATCATATTTACGCTACAGGATTCTGATGGGACGCAAGAAGATATTCAGTAGTGTACGTGCCGGTGAAGACCTGCTAGAGGCTATGGCTGAGGCGATACGTAACATTACCGAGGAGATTAAAAAACCTGTTGACCCAGAGCTTGGAGGCTCGGGTCGCAGGGCAGAACTCAAAAGCATAAAGGAGTCAGCCCTAGATGCTAAGGAGTTGATTACCGAATACCAGAAGCTCGAGACAATGATCAAAGAGCTCAAGGAAACGGGAGGCATTGAAGAGGCTAGAGACTTCTCTGGAGGTCTAGCAGAACAATACGCTAAGCGTTAGTACATATGATGATGAACAGCTGTAATATCGCAATCTATATGCCCACAAGTATTGTGTGTGTTTGCGATGTAGTTCGTTGAACCGCAAGCTGATAACAACATAGCAACTAAGAATACTAATAGTTTTTTCATAGTTCTAGTGTTAATTTAATGTAAAGTTACGAAATAAAAAATAAATGGCAGGTCTTAAACAGATAGAGGGGTACGAAGAGATGGTCATCAATATATGTCCGGACGATACAGAAGGCAATATTGTTGAGATCGGAGATCTTTTCATACAGCTGCCTAAAACCCCTAGTAAGAAGAATATACTCTACCACGACAAACCCAAGGAAGAGCAGCGATGGGTAAGGCAGGAAATGCCTACCGAGCTGTCTCGTATCCGTAGTATGGATGAGTGGTACGATATGCCTAAAGAGTTTAAGGCTAAGTATGAACCCTACATCAAGCAGGAGTTTGAAAGGCGCAACAAGGGGATGTGGTTCTACAACAATGGAGAGCCTACGTATATAACTGGAGCACACTATATGATGCTGCAGTGGTCTAAGATAGATGCTAGCTTCTACGGGTACTACCTGAAGTTTCAAGCAGATATCAATTACCATATGGAGGCGTGCTTTGTAGACCCTAGGTGTGCCGGTCAGCTGTACACCAAGTGTAGACGTTCAGGGTATACCAACGTTGCCGCCAGCAAGGTGGATGATGTAGGTACTTCTACCTACGATGTTACCGTGGGGATTATGTCAAAGACAGGTAAGGACGCTCAGGAGAATATCTTTATGAAGAAGGTGGTGGGTATGTACAGACACTACCCGTTCTTCTTTAAGCCTATACAGGACGGTACTACCAACCCCCGTCAAGAGCTAGCCTTCCGTGAGCCTTCAAAACGTATCACCAAAAACAACAAAACAGCTAGCAAGGGTCAGGCACTAAACACAGTTATCAATTGGAGAAACACCACATCCAATGCATACGATGGTGAGAAGCTAAAGCTGTTGTTTATCGATGAGGGCGGTAAGTTTGAGAAGCCTGAAGATATACTTGAAGTCTGGCGCATACAGCGTACCTGTCTTATGGTGGGGCGTAAGTTTGTAGGTAAAGCGATTATAGGATCAACGGTAAACCCACTGGATAAAGGCGGTAGGAACTACCGTGACCTGTGGGATATGTCAAACCCCAACGATAGGAACTCCAACGGCAGGACAAAGAGTATGCTCTATAGGGTTTTTATACCAGCCTACGAAGCCTTGGAGGGCTTCTTCGACAGGTACGGAAACCCAGTAGTGGAGAACCCTGAACAGCCTGTGATGGGTATCGACGATGAAGAGATTACTATAGGTGCAAAGACCTATCTAAAGAATGAGCGAAAAGGCTTATCGGGAGACAGCAACGAATTGAATGAAACCATCCGACAGTTCCCATTTACAGCTGAGGAAGCGTTTAGAGATTCTACTAAGTCTAGCCTGTTCAACATAGCAAAGATCTACGAGCAGATAGAATATAATCAGGACTTGTATCCAAACCCTGTAGTGAAAGGGAACTTTGTTTGGGCGGGAGGAAAGCAGGACAGTGCTGTAATGTTCAAGCCTGATGTGAACGGTAGGTTCAGGGTAACGTGGATGCCGCCAGATAATCTTAGGAATAAGATAACTGTAGAGCGTGGTAAGAAATCTCCAGGGAATGACTGGCTAGGTGTAGGAGGTGTGGATAGCTACGATCTTGACGCTACGGTAGATGGCAGGGGTTCTAAAGGTGCGTTTCATTTGTACAACAAGTTCAATATGCAGTACCCGTCCAATATGTTTGTTCTGGAGTACGCATCACGTCCTCCACTAGCGAGGATTTTTTATGAGGATGTCCTTATGGCTGCTGTATTCTATGGGTATAAAATACTAATAGAGAATAACAAATACGGTATAGCTAGGTACTTTGAGACTAGGGGCTACGATGAATACCTGATGGATAGACCCGAGCACCTGAAGTCTACAGCTAGGGTAGCTGTTAAAACCAAAGGGATACCCTCCAACTCTCAAGATGTTATACAAGCACACGCTCAAGCTATAGAGTCCTACATACACGACTATGTAGGAATGGATTCAGACGGTAACTACCAGCCAATGTATCTCAATAGAACGCTAGAGGACTGGATCAACTTTCGTATAGATAACCGTACACAATATGACCTTACCATATCTTCAGGTCTTGCATTGCTTGCCGCACAAAGGGTAAAGAAAAAGAAAGTTAAAACAGACAACAAGGACAAGACGTTCTTCCGCAAAGGCAAGTTAATACAGCGTTGAGAAAAGCATTATCTTTGCAATTGGTAAAGATTCAGCGAAACGATGAATAATCAGAAACAACAGGCTTTTCCTGATCCTCTAGCTAGTACTGAGGAGAAGATGAGCAAAGCATACGGTTTAAACTATGCTAAGTCCTTGATGGCTCAGTGGGGAGGCATAGACAGTGAGGGTAGTTTATACAGACGTAGATACAAGGAGTTTGAAAATGCTCGAGCCTACGCCAACGGAACCCAAGATACTACCATATACAAGCAGATTCTAAACTCACTAGACCCGAACAATGGTGACGGTACTATGATGACTCTTGATTGGACTCCAGTACCTATCGTTCCTAAGTTTGCAAAGATTGTCGTTAACAAGATTATATCTTCTTACCGATACCCACAGGTAGAAGCTGTCGATCCTTTATCACAAAATGAGAAAGACATTAAGAAAAAGAAGGTAGCCCTACGCATCGAAAACAAAGAAATGTTTGAAGAGGCGAAGGCTGCAGGTCTAGAGGTAGATGTAGATCCAGAAAAGCTACCGGAGACTCCTGAAGAGGTGGAGATCTTTTTAGACACTAATATCAAAACAGACGCTGAGATTGCTGGTCAGCTAGCAACCAATATGACGTTGAAGTGGAACAACTTTGACGAGAGGGTATACCGCAGGTCTGTTGAAGATCTGGTAAACTGTGGTATGGCTGTTACCAAGAGGAGTAACGATCCCAACTACGGTATCAATGAGGAGTATGTAGACCCTGCATTCTTTATGCATAGCTTTACAGACGATCCTACATTCTCTGACTTGGTGTATGCCGGTCATATCAAGCGTATATCTATACAGGAGCTTAAGCGTATTGCCGGAGACCAGTTCTCAGAGGAGCAGTACCAAAAGATAGGTAAGACGGTAATGAATAAGTACGGTAATGATTCTTCTCGTTTTATGGAGAACTATTACGACCAGCGTCTAAGCCGTTATAACTACGGCTACGACGAGTATACCATCGAGGTGTTGGACTTTGAGTTCCTTTCTGTTGATCCAATGATCTACGAGAAGAAACAATCACGTTTCGGTAATATAGGATTCTATTTCAAGGGCAATACTTACGAAACGCCTAAGAATAGCGTATACGATAGAAAGCCTGTACAGATGAACAACGCTACCGTATATGGTGGGGTGTATATCGTAGGCACAGACCACATCTACAACTACGGTCAGAAAACAAACGTACCGAAAAACATTCACGATTTAACTCGTGCTAGAATGTCTTACAGCGTGGTGGCTACCAATATCCGGAATATGATTCCTAAGAGTTTGATCTCTAGTGTTATTGGTTTTGCTGATCAACTACAGCTTTCACACCTGAAGATTCAGCAGGCTATAGCTAAGGCTAAGCCAGATGGTATCATCATCGATATCGAAGGGCTAGAGAATGTAGATCTAGGTAGAGGTGGAGACCTACAACCTTTGGAGATTCAAGACATCTACGAGCAGACGGGTGTCTTCTACTATAGAAGCAAAAACCCTGAAGGCGGTTTCCAAAACCCGCCGATCCGTCAGATAGACAACAGCATCAGAAACATCAACGAGCTTATCGCTCTGTATAACCACTACCTACGTATGATCCGTGATGCTACGGGCATCAATGAGGTGATGGACGGAACAACACCTAAGGGTGAGGCATTGGTTGGTGTAAACCAAATGGCTGTAGCCGCAGGTAACAACGCCTTATACGATGTTACTAACGCTAGTATGGTACTATACAGGAAGGTCTGTGAAGACATCTTAAAATGTCTACAGATCCTTCCTCCACAATCTGTTATCTATAAGGTGTATGAGAAGGCTATAGGCAAGACCAATATGTCTGTACTGAACAGCTTCAGCAACCTGCCGATGTACAACTTTGGTATCTTGGTGATGACTGACCTTAACGACAGAGACCGTCAGTACCTAGAGCAAAACATACAGATATCGCTAAGTCAAAAGGAGATTGATTTGGAAGATGCTATAGCTATTAGAAATATAAAGGATGTAGATCAAGCGGAAAGGTTATTGATTATACGCCGGAAGAAACGTATTGCTCAGCAACAGCAGATGGCTCAGCAAAATATACAAATGCAGTCCCAAGCTAATGCTCAGGCTGCTCAGGCATCAGCGCAAGCAGAGGTTCAAAAAGAGCAACAGCTAGCACAGCTAGAAATGCAGAAGAAGCAGATGGAATTTCAGATGAAAGCACAGCTAGCACAGATGGAGCACCAGATGAATATGGAGATTGTTCGTTTGAAAGGAGAATACGGTGTAGCTGAACAGCAGATAGAGAGTCAGGTAAAGACTTCTGTAGATGTAATGAAGGAAGATCGTAAAGACACAAGGGTTAAGAAGCAGGCGGTTGAGCAATCTAAGCTCATTAGCCAACGAAAAGGACAACGTGGAGAACTCTCCGAGGAGCAAGATACGCTTCTATAAAAATAGTAACTTTGCAAAAAGAAAAATAAAATGGCAAAATTTTTTAGAGACAGCGCCGCAAATCAGCAAGCATTCGGAGCTGCAGGGTTTAAAGTTTGTGCAGCTAGTTCTACAGTTAGTGGTGACTTCGTTGCTATAACTTTTCTATCAGACTCTACAGTTGGAAATACCGGCATTGTAACCACCACAGGAGACGATATAGCGGCAACCACAACAATCCCTGCTGGAATAACGATTTACGGTGACTTTACAAGTATTAAATTAAGTGCTGGTTCAGCTATAGCTTACATCAGAGCATTAGGATAATATGTTAGGATTAGGTCTGTCATTAGGTAAGTCTTCTTTTGTTGGTGGCGGTTTTGATTCCGATTATCAAGCTGTTTTAACTAAGGCAAATACGGAAGGGTATGCCACACCAAGTGCATCGGAACAAGTATTACAAAATGCGCTTGTAACGAGTTTAAAAGATGCTGGTGTTTGGGACAAACTTGATGTTCTCTATGTATTTGCTTCAGGTAATGGAGACTCCAATTTTGCTACATTAAATTTTAAAGCTCCAGCTACGTTTCAAGCAACAAAAGTTAATTCCCCAGATTATAACGGTTCAAATGGATTTACAGGAAACAATACCGGTCAAAAATATTTAGATACTAATTTTAATGCATTTACCGCATCAAGTCCAAAATTTGTAAGCGGTGATGGTAGTGTAGGGGTATGGATTAATACAGCTTCAACTGAAAACGCAGAATGTTATTTTGGTAATGACCCTAACGGCACAACTATGCGTGAAGGGGCAACTGATAAATTTCAAACTAAACCTGTAGGTTTTGCGGGTAATTCAGATAATCAATTAGCCTATTTTACACATACTGATGCTAATGCAACTGTACAAATATGGGATACAACAGTGAAGGCAACTGACTCTACCGAAGGAACTGTTTCAGATATGGGTAACTTTGCTGTTCTTGCAGAAGGAACTTCTGGGGTAAGTACAAGATTTAGTTCTGCAACTATAGGTCTATTTTTCATAGGAAGTGCAATTGCAGATAGTGAAAGAACAGATTTTTATAATTCTATTAACACTTATATGAGTGCTATATAATAGTATTAAAGACAAAAAATAAATTATGGCATCAGTAAACTTAGACATAGCACAACGGTTAGATATCACTTGTAGAAAAGGTGATACCTTTTCTCTTACATTAAATATTACAGATTCTGCTGGAACGGCTATAAATTTAAGTGCTTATACCTTTGAAATGGAGGTTAGAAACGCATCTACAGATGCGGTGGTTTACAATAGCTTTTCTTTTACAAAAAACGCAGACAGCACAACAGGAAAGCTAGTAATCAAGGCTACAGATATAGTTACTGCCGGTGAGTTTATATACGATTTAGAAACAACGGAAACAGCTCCAGATCCAGATGTTATACAAACTTGGTTACACGGGGTATTTGTAGTAAACGATGATGTCACAGCATAATGTCTTCACCAATCAACATAGATGTATCCAACACCGAAAGTGTTGATGTGTCTGTTGGCAAAGCAACAGATATAATCTCTGTTGCGATTACCGATAGATTAGCTGTTGATTTAAGTATAGATAAGACATCAGGAAATAAAATTATAGCAATGCAAGAGTCTCCAACTCTTGCTATATCTATAGACCCGTCTAATCAGTTAGACATACAGACTAAACAGAAAATGTCTGTATCGGTAATCAACCCAAACAAGTATGTGTATACAGAAGGTTCTACTTGGGGAGATATCGTAGGCACAATAACCAACCAAACAGATTTAGTAAACTACATCACAAGCAGGTTACCCGATGTGCCTTTTGAAACTATTCAAGAGATACTGGATGCGATGAATGATTTAAGTTCTATTGACTTCACCGCACCTGTTAAAATATTTGGAACAAACACAGCAGGAGACCCAATAAGTTTTACTATCCCTGCTCCATTAGAACAGTTTGAAAGCGGTACACCTTATGTAATGGTAGTTGCTCCAGACGGTACGGTTCAGTGGAGAGAAATAGGCTTAGAGTATATTAGTGGAACAAACAACCTCGTTTTCGGGGGTGGTGCAGTGCAATAGGATATGTCAGTAAAGATTTTAGCAAATATAGATGAAGCATCAATTATTGAATCCACAGCGGGTATTCAAGGGCAAATGGCTTTTTCTACTGACGATAAAGATTTTTACGTTAGTGATGGTAGCGAGTTTATAAAGATTGGCGGTAAAGCCGTAGCCTCTTTTGATATGAAGAGCCAAGACGGAAGTGTGTTTACTATTGTGGTAACCAATGCGGGTTCTTTATTGGTAGTTCCCGAAGGCTCTACTGCACCGACTATTACTGTTAACCCAACCATTAGTGGTACAGAGAAAGTATGGTACACCCTTACTGCTACAGCGGGGGCAACAAGCGGTAGCCCGACACCTACAAGGTCGTTCCAATGGCAGAGCAGTAGTAATGGAACGGATTGGTCTGATATTAGTGGAGAGACAAACGCTACCATAGTATTGACTGCTGCTCAAGCCAACAACTATGTAAGGGTACAACAAATAGAAACAAATGTATTGGGTAGTGCTACTGCGGTAAGTGCATCAACAGGATTGATTGTAGCGAGTATCTTTAGTACAACACAATATCAAAATATTTTGCCAATCACTTGGGAGGCGTTAACGGAACAAACTTGGAATTAAAATGGGTACATCATTAAGTGGGTTAACACCTGCAACTACATTTGACGGATTACTAAAGGTTGGGGACAATGACCCGTTGACCTCAACACTCAAGGCTATCTCTACAGGTGATGGTACGGATACGATGTTGGAGTTGTCTACAACGGCATTGCAGATTGGTGGTGCTACGGGTATGTATTGGGATAATACGAACAAGCGTTTGGGTATTGCTACCGATGCACCATCAGTTCCTTTTGAGGTATATGGTGGTGTAAGATTTAGAGATAATTTAAACCTTAATGGCACACTATCTAATAGTTCTACGGGAGAAGTTAATATAAACAATCTCGGTTTTTTTGATGCCGTTAGTTCCAAGGTAGGCATCGGGGAAAATACCCCCACATCAAGGCTCCATATTAAAGGTGAGGGCGCAACCTCAGCGACAACCTCGTTGTTGGTGCAGAATAGTGATGGGGATGATATGTTCAGTGTTCGTGATGATGGAAAAATAAATGCAGATAATGATTTTTATGTGCAGGGTGCAATATATGGTGGTAGCAACACAAAATTAAGGGTAGGAACTGATTTGAATATAGCAAGTACAAGGGCTTGGATTCAAGGTCTTGGCGCAACATCAGCGACAACATCTTTGTTGGTGCAGAATTCGGATGGCACGGAGCATTTAAAAGTTACAGATGATGGTGTAGTTAATGTTCGTTCAACCCTCTATGTGAACCACCCTACAACTTCTTCAAGATATTTAAGTTTAGGTTGGGGTTCTGTTGCTGCAAATGATACAGCAAGTGAATTATCTATATATGGAGGTGGTGGTATTAATGGCTCAATAATGTACCTTAATGGGTCAACAAAAGGAACAGTCGCTCAAGCAATAGGGATGAAGACGAGTGGTGTTTTAATAGCGGAAAGTATGGTGCAAAGTTCTTTTGCTCCATCTGCTCAACTCCACGTCAAAGGCTCAGGCGCAACCTCTGCGACAACATCTTTGCTTGTGGAGAATTCGGATGGCACGGAGCATTTAAAAATAACCGATGACGGTTTTATAAATGCTCGTCAAAGCATTATTGTAAATCACGCAACAAACTCTTCAAGGTCGTTAAGACTTGGTTGGGGTTCTGTGTTTGCAACTGACAACGCTTCGGAGTTACTCATTGGGGCGGTTTTTTCGCAGAATACTGCGCCAAGAATTACTTTAGGTGGTAAAACAAGGGCGAGTGGTGCAGATGCTGTTATAGTACAGGCATTGAATGGTATGTATTTATCCACAACCGCATACACTGAAGACCCATCTGCTCAACTACACGTCAAAGGCTCGGGGAATGATAATACTACAACTTCGTTGTTGGTACAGAATTCGGATGGTACGGATTTGTTAAAGGTCTTGGATGATGGTAAATTAAGTGTATCGTCCTCCGTAGCGGGAGGTCTTTTTGCAACTTTTGAAAATACATCAAGCACGGGTTTTGGGTTAGACATTAAAGCGGGGGTTAGTTCAAGCAATTATACTCTACAATGGCGAAACTATGTTGGTGCAGGTGGAGGTAGAATATATCCCGATGGTGTAATCATTGGGACACAATCAACTCCTTCTGCAAGACTCCACATTAAGGGAAGCGGTGCAACATCTGCGACAACCGCGTTACTTGTGGAAAATAGCGCAGGGACGGATACACTTGAAGTAAGAGATGATGGTAGAGTGGTTACAGGGAAAGGCGCAACAACAAATGCCAATGGAACATTTAATGTTCTTCACGGAGTAAGTAACCTAACCACAAGAGTGTTTACGGTTTCTCGTGATTCTGTACTGCGTGGTATGGATATTAATAGTGGTGGTGCTACTAAAATTAGTGATTCAAGTGGTGACCAATCTTTTTCACATACTGCAACAGCAGTGCTTGAGGTGTCGTCTACCACTCAAGGATTCCTGCCACCAAGGATGACAGGCACACAAAGAGATGCTATTGAGTCACCCGCAAGTGGTTTAATAATTTATAACACGACAACAAACAAAGCGCAATGCTATAACGGAACAGATTGGAACGATATGTTCTAATTAACTATCTTTGTAATCTAATAAACAATATACATTATGTACATTAAAATCAACTCCGCAGTAAATTTATCAAGCGGTATTTCAATTCCAAGCGGCAGTGTGGTTTCTATTGCCGAAGGGTATGTAGACGTAAAAGGTCTTAAAGAGGGTGTTATTCCTTCTCAAGTAGCAACATTTGTTTACGCAAGTGAAGATGCTTACAACAACGGCTTAGACCCTGTAAGCGGTGTTGCAGATTTCAATCCTGTCTTTAGCGGATTAGAGGTTGCTGTACGAGACTACGAAACAACAGCGGCAGAAGCCTTGTTTGTGGCGGAGGTTCGTGAAGCGTTAGAAGCAATATATGGTGCTGAGAACATAGAAGTGGTAAGCTAATAGCTAATACATTTTACAATCAAGGGGTTACATTTACGTAGCCCCTTTTTTTATACCTTTGTGAGGTGAAAACGAAGAAGAAAGATCCACGTTTAGAAAGGGCTGGAGTGTCCGGTTATAACAAACCTAAGCGTACCCCTAATCACCCTACAAAGTCGCACATTGTTGTGGCTAAGGTTGGTGATATCATCAAGACAATTCGTTTTGGTGAGCAGGGGGCAAAAACAGCTGGTAAGCCTAAAGATGGAGAATCAGATCGTATGAAGAAGAAACGTGCTTCTTTTAAAGCACGTCATCGTAAAAACATTGCCAAAGGTAAGCTGTCTGCTGCGTGGTGGTCTAATCGTATTAAGTGGTGATGTTTCTAAAATCCATAAAAAAGTTATCACTTATATGGAGTCATAGCGATTCTCAACCTACAGAGATTACATTAGCTCTAATAAATGTGTTGCTTACACATTTAGCTATAGGCTCTGAGCTTGGGGGTTTATATTTTGAAAGAATTATAATCATATCAAGCGGTATATTTCAATTGTACTGCGTAAGTCAAGAAGATATCAAGTGTCGTGTACGAGCATCAATGATAACATTTGGTGTGTATACATCTACGTTCATAGTTTATCTCTTACAGATAGGAATGCCTACAGCCACACATTACGGATGGCTTGTATTATCTATAGCTTCTTTTGGTAGTATGCGAAGGCTAATATTGGAAAAGCTG